AAGGCTGTCGATATGCCCGCCCACACGCTGCTTTAGCTCACTCAGTAGGCGTATATCTGCCGCTTCGGTCGTCTTGCGTAACTGACGATTGATCTCTTTCTTGAGAGAGTCCAAGTCCTCTACCGTAGCGGCTGAAAAGGCTACGCCACCGGGGGTAGTCGGTTTTCCTTCAACAGTTAAAATTGCGCTAGGTTCAGTCGTTTCTGGACGAAATTTAGACCGCACGCGGTTGTAGATCGACGGGAAAGTCTTGAAGATATCCGAGGCTTGTGAGCCAGCCACAAAATTGTAGATATCATCCACCGATGCGGCGGGGAGTTCTACATTCTTGTCTTTGGCAATCTTGAACGCTTCGGTATACAGCGGCGTTACAGACTTACGCGCCGCGTCTTCTTTCCGCGCTACCAAAGCCTCTACGCGCTGCCCAAACGCAGTCGGATCGACTTCTTGATTACGCGATAGGCTGGCTATTTCATCGTCAATTGTTTGCGCTTTTTTGGTCTGCGCTTTTGCGATATCGACGGGCTTAAGATTAACTGCGACGTTGGCGGGATCACCAAACAATCGAATTTGATTGGCCGTCAACGCCCGTTTTGCCAGTTCATATTGCGAGCCAAATTGGGCACGGAATACTGGATCGCGGGAGGATAGGTTTTGGATAAACGTATTGATGACGGGATTATCAGCCAATAGCGCGCTGATTGGCATGTTGACTTCCGCACCGCCTGGCGCGCGCAACGATACGCTTTTTTGTGCTTTAGCCGCTTCTTCCAGCACGGTCATAAAATTGGGGTCTGCTGCACCCGCCGCAATAAAGACGTTATTGATACGGCTGTCCACATCGCGCAGCAGTTCGTCTTCCGGTGCGCCGCCTCTGATTTTTCTGACCAGATTTGCCGACGCATCGTAGGCTTTTCCGGCCAAAGGCGTCAGTTTTAGCGCAGTCCCCATGCCGTATCCAGCACCACCGCCGCCCAATAGCCCGCCCACCACGGCGCCAGTGCCGGGCGCGCCTACTTTCTCACCCGCGTATTGCCCTGCAATAACGCCAGCTTGACCGCCCGCGCCCACTACGGCCTGTTCAGCCGGACGTATCAGGGCTTGGCCGAACATGCCTAACCGCTTTGTTGCCGCCAACGGGCCAAACAAATACGACAAAGGATCGGTAACCGCTTCAGCACCGCCCGCAAGAATACGTTGGCCGCCGGTAACGGGTTCTGCACCAGTGCCGCCAAGAAACCGCATAGCTGGCTCGCGAACAGCAGCAGCGCCGCTTTCCATTGCTTTAACTACGTCAGTTTGCGCGCCACCGTATTGCGGCGCTGCGGCAGCGCCATAGGCGGTCAGTAGCCCGCTTGCATACGCCGGTATGTTGGTGACGCCTTTGCGGAGTGCTTCTGCAATCACCGCGCCGGTGCTAGGTGGCGGCGAGGCGTCACCAGCTATTGCCGCAAGTGTAGCATCGGATAATTTCGATAGGTCGCCGGAGGCAATGGCGGCTAATTCGGCGTCGGATAATTTTGATAAATCTAGCGGGAACGGCAATGCCATAATAAACCCCTAATAACTATTTATTTTTTTGACGTTCCCGAAGCAACGCAGCGGCTTGATCTTGCAGTGATCCAGCTCCCCCACCGCCAGCAACAGGCGCATTAAATTCGGGGATATCAGACGCCAATGCAAAATCGTCTTCGTTAAATCCCGCCCGTTTAGCTATTTTACGTTGTGCCTCTATTTCTGCCTTGCCTTTATTGAGCGCAACCAAACGCATGGCTTGTAATGTCTTTTTGATTTTTGTTTGCGTATCGATCGTAGGTGTTCCAGTGAACAATGTAGAAGTTGCGTCTAGCAAGCTGCCAACAAGTGATGGATCGCCACCCGCGCCTTTTATCTCCTTGTAACTCACATCGCTACCGGACAATGCTTTGGCTAACTGTGTCCTTGCGGTGTTAAAGGATATGTAGTTCCCGGCCCTTATCGAGTCATCAAGAGCCTGAAGTGCTTGGTCAGTCTCATTGACGGTCGCCCTAAATGATTTAACCGAATTAAAAGTTTTTTCCCGCATTACAGCTATGGCGTTTACGTCTTTTATGCCCGGTATTATATTTTCTACCTTAACAGTGCCCCTACGTGCTGCGGATGCCTCCGCGCGCTTATTGACCGCCGCAATTTCAGGTTGCGTTAGCGACGCGAATGGCTTGTTGTATAGTTCCATCGCGATAGCCTCGCGCTCTACGCCAAATCGCGCTGCTGCTTTATCTTCCCCATACGCCAATCGGTTAAAGGCTTTTGCATATTCGGTATTGTATTGCGGCGATCCTTCTGGGAAACCCGTTAATGCGGCGGCGGCTTTAGCCAAAGTAATTTCTTTAGCCTGCGCTGGCGGTGCTTTAGCAGTCAGTCCTTGTAAGGTTGTAAGCTGACCCGTAAACGATTTCAACGCCGCTTCACGCCCTGGTGTGTCTTCCGGCAAATCCGTAATTCGCGTTATTTGTTCTTGTAGCGCACTTATTGCTTCTGCGTTTCTTTGCTCGGGTGTTTGCTTTTCTGCCGTCCGTTGCCGTATTTGCGCTAAAGTTGCAGCAGCTTCACGCGCACGCGTAGCCAACGCCGCAGCTAGACTGTTGTTGCCCATCTGCGCGGCCATTTGCGCGCCCTTGGCGATAGATTCGGGATCGTTCGGGTCTATCTGACCGAGAATCCGCTGCTGTTGGCTAATCATCCGCAGTTGCGGGTCTTGCACACCGAACAGTTGCCCAATGCCCGAGCCGAGCTGCTGACCGGCCATATAGGTGCCGTATGACGCGCGTTGCAGCGGCTCCATCTGCGCGTATTGTGCTGCCTGCGCCTGCTGCTGCTGTAGTCGTGCCTGCTGATACATTTCCGGTGTCTGGAACAGCCCGCCCATTGCGCTCTCTGCCATGATTTAACCCCTAAAAATCGTAATTAGCACTATACGGTGCTGGTGTCGGAGAAACCCCGCCACCACCCATACCGTATACATTACCAGCACCATACTGATTACTTAATTGCTGGCCTTGCTGGTATTGATTATAGAGGCTAGTCAATGATGGAGCGTTCTGAGAAACGTAGTTGCTAAGACCGGAAAACAATCCCGCCGTCGGGCTGTAACCGGCTGGCCCTTGCACCGTTTGCGCTGCCTTAATACCACCGGTTAATAGCGCGTTTGCCCCCGTTTGATTGACGTTCCGACCACCTATCGCCGCGCCCATTTCCAGTGGTGCTTGGCCTAACGATTCGATGGTCTGTGCAGTGCCAAGACTCGACGTGAAGGGTGCATAGGCACCGGCTAGGCCACCGGTGTAACTACCGAGCAGTCCAGCACCAGTGCCGAATAGATTTGCACCAAAGGCTGTCTGTTGCCGCCCTTCTGCCGTTGCTTGCGCGGCCAGTGATGCGTCTTGCTGCGCCAGCGCGTTGTAGTAGGCTTCCAGCTCTGGATTCGCCGCACGAAGACCCACGCCGCCGCCTGGTCGCAATCCAGTGCCGCCTACGGCCAGCCCACCGCGTCCGGTATTGAATAACGTATTTTGCAAGCCCGCGTATTGCCGTTCACGCGAGGGCGCCAGCAAATCCTGCTGCCTTTGCATATATTGGGCTGCGGCTTCTTCCGGTGATTGTGCCAGATACCCCGCGCCGAGGTTGAACAGCCCAGATGCAGCACCGGTCAGCGGTGCGTAACGACCCTGTGCCGCTTCAGCCTCGGTCAGCCCTTGACCGGTCAGACCCATGATGCGGTCTTGATAGGCTTTTAGCTCTGGACTGAGCGTGTAGCCAGCACCAGTGACACGACCATCGGGGCCGGTTGTAAACTGCGATTGCCCGAACCGCGTGGTGACGCCAACCGGACGAAACCGCGCTTCGTCAGCGGCTATTCTGGCAGCTTCTAATTGGGCTTGGGCCGAGGCATTGGCGGCGTCTCTCGTAGCGCTGGCTTGATTTTGGCTGCCCATATAGCCAAGTAATGCTGATCCCCCGGCGACGGCGGCGGTAACTGGATCACGCCGTTCGCCGTATGCCGCGCCACCAGTGGGATCACCAACTGGGTATTCGGATGCCCATGCGCGAGATTGCGCGCGGCTGAGATAAATCTTATTGTCGTCAAGACGCATATCTGGCCTACGCATAGTTACACCTCGTGCATTTCAAATATACCAAACCGCCATCGACTTTAGTTTTTACAAAACCTAGTCTTTGGCAAAAAGTTAGCCCTTTTTCATTCTTTGAATCCACCACCGTTATTGCAAAACCAAAAGTATTGATAGTCTTAACCAACGTATCGCGAAGATGCCTGAGTATCGACGCGGTAGGTTTTTCACCGTAACCAATATGAAGTTCATTTTCTTTTGCAATTACAGCGCCGATTATCTTGCCTTGCTGTTTAAGCGGCACAACAGACCAATCTTTTAGTGATTGCGTAAAATTATCGAATGGCATATTAAGCCTAGTCTTAACAGATTCGTAGAGCAGCATAAGCGCGCATAATTTTTCTTCCGCTGAAAAATTACCAGTAATCAAGCTGTCCGTTTCCACATATACACCGTAGAGTTATTCATACAATATGTTAATTGTTCCCGCATCAAAATTATCTGTGCCATTGACTGTAGTAATGCGAACTCGGTCAAGGGTTGCAGAAAGCGTTTTAGAACCAGCAGCAGGTTGAATTGCAACCGCAGTTACTAAAGAACTGCCATTTTGAACCCAAATATTTCCACTTAAATTTGTAAAAACCATTGTTCCAATTTGCAAATAACTAGCGGAAGGATTAATAGCCAACACAAAACCTGTCGTTAAACCTCCGTAAGCATTTCCTGATACGTATCCTGTAGTTTCAATACCGCCAGAATCTCCAATTTGAATTTGTATGGAAGACCCGCCATCAGTAGAAAGACCATCAAACATAACAGTTACACGCTTTACCCAACTTGGTATACCAGTAAAGTCAATTGAAGTACCTGATGTTGACGACACAGCAGTGCCAGATGAAATAACACTTGCGTTCATAACCGGAGTGCCGCCAATGTTGGGGCTGGTTAATGTTTTATTTGTAAGAGTTTGTGTATCACTTGTGCCCACTACAGCGCCCGATGGTGATGATTTGGTTGCCCAGTTATCCAGATCAGCATCCCACGCTTGCACGTTTGTGCCAATTACTAACCCTAAATTTGTTCTGGCCCCCGCCGCCGTTGACGCGCCGGTGCCGCCATCGGCAACAGCCAAATCGGTTATGCCGGTAATCGTGCCACCAGAAATCGTTGCCGTAGTAATAGCCGCTGTTGTAATCGTTGCGGTTGGTATAACAACGGTGCCGGTAAACGTAGGCGACGCAAGATCAGCCTTTGTTGCTATCGCGGTGGCGATATTGTCGTATTCCGTATTGATCTCTGTGCCTTTGACGATCTTAAGCGGATCGCCGGACGACAGGTTATCTTTGGTCGCAAAGTTGGTGCTTTTTGTGTAATTTGACATGACGGATTCCTACGTAAACTTGCCATTTTTGGCTTGGATTTCAATCTTCTGAATGGACAGTTGCGCGCCGTTAATATCGGCCTCATAGCCCGTCTGCACAATCTTACCCGCGCCGCTGGCGCTGACGACTAGGGTCTGTAGCGCCACGCCGTCGGAATACTCGGCCAGTGGAACACCATTCGCGCCGTATTCGGCCAACCCATAATACGATACGCCTTGTGCCGGGATAAACGAGTTTGCGGAAAGGTAATTGCCCGAAAAGTCAAAGCACCACTTGAACGTGACGTATTGATTGGTGCCGCCGATCACCACAATACCCAACCGCTTCAGCACCGACGTTTGCGATGGATTCCCAAGGTCAGCGTGGTTGGTGTAATACTGAAACCGATAGCTAGACGTATTGTCATAATAGGCAGAATACTTGGTGACGTAGCCATTCTTGCCGATTAGCAGATCGCCGTTACGACGCGACAATAGCGACGTCGGTTCGATTGAATCCCACGTAGTAACCCGTGACGACCCATCGTCGAGCTGGCCTCGGGTGTCAAAGCAGTAAGTCTTTTTTGACGCCGGAAGGTTCAAAAGATAAAACGCGTCACGCTCGGAAAATACCGACTTGATTGCCGCCAAGTCTTCACTGGAGAGTAGGTTCGTCAGGTCATTTCGGACATTCTTCGATAGATCGCGGAACGGCAGTGATTTCTCTGAAATGGTGCGTAGCAGTGATCGCACGCCGGTATTCGAAAGGAAGATCACATCGGTCGCAATCGGCTGGATGCTGTCTCGTGACAAACAGCCGGTGCCGACAACGGTGTCGGCCAGCGTGATATTGGCCGGACTGGTGGCACTGGAATAGACCAGGATCTGCCGTTTTCCAAAGATGAACAGAAATCCATTGTGCGAGGCCAAACCCGTAATCTCATCCGATCCTTGCGCCCATACTCGGCTAACGTCGAGGCTACCGGAGGTGCCGGTAGACCAGATATGCCCCGCCATCAGGTCGGAGAAATAGAGCGTGGTCTTGTCCGTAGCCGTATTTGCCGTCCACAACCGGCCATACGCGCTCAGGACGATGTTGGCGCTCGGCACCGTGGCGACGTATCCACTTTTCTCTGACACGCGCCTATAGGTCGTGGTGCTGACCGCAGGGTCGTAGATCAGCGGATCGTGCGCCGATTGAAAGAAATAGGTGATACCGTTAAGCGACGCGCATTGCCAGTTGCTTGCCGTAATGGTCGGCGCAGTGCCGCCACCGCCGTAGGTCAGCTCGACCACGGCGTTGCTGCTGTCCAGCTTGAACAGTTTGTTGTTGCCCGCGAATACGACCGTCAGCGTGCCATCCGACTGCACCAGCTCGTGCATGACGCCGATATCGTTGGCGCCGAGATTGCCGCTAGACGAATTAACTCTTGCGTAACCTTTACGCGATCCGATCCGGCCATACTGGTCGATAATGCAATTGTTAGCCACCAAAGCAAATCCAGCCGCCAAGTCCAACGGGGAATCTTGGGTATTTAGCCCAAAGAACCCCGGCGCAGCGGTCGTGAATACTTGTATGGTCTGTGACATTTATCGAACCCTAGATAGCGACAAATTCACCTTCTTCTGGAAAGCGGGTGCCTTCCAGGGCGATACTGTCGGCCAACATGCCACGGTAGAGCTGATATGCCTCGGAGCTGGTCAAACCGCCATCTTCGCCGCGCTCAACCAGCGCCCGAGCGTAGGCGTTTTGGATGACCAGTTCAGCGGGAACCGATATCACATCCCCCGCCAAGGTGAGCGTGGCTTGCGGCACGACCAGGCTAAATTTCAGCGAATAGACGCCATCGGGGATTGGGAACACGCTCACTTTGGTGTCGTAGGTTGAACCATCCACGCCGTTGAATGAATAGAAGCTCGGAATACCCGTTGCCGGGGCAGCGGGGAAATTCAGGTAGCGGTTCATCATCGCAAACGTGACGTTGGTCAGCGTGACAAAGCTGGTCGCGTTAATGGCATCGCGCACCTGAAACTTCTGTCCGGCGCCGGTGACCGTGTAGGATGATGTGGCCGACACCGTGGACACCGTGATCGTGGTCGTTAGTGCGTTCCACGAATAGGCGTCTTCGACTTGCCGTTTGGCATCGTTGACGAATTTGCCGATCAGCGTGGCGTAGGTCGTTTCGGAGAGGCTGGCGACCTGCACTTCGCGCAAGCGCACCAGCACGTCATTGACAGCTTGCAGAAAGGTAGTACTCATGCGCGCTGGTTCCCTTCGATTTCAAATGTCACTGCCACAGCAAAAGTAGATGCCGATTCGGTCGTAACAGAGAGGGTATCGTTTTCTTCTAAGACAACGATAATGCCTGAATCTAAATCTAAGAAGTTTTTTGCGTTGATGGTATATTCAAAAATTAGGTTGTAGGTCGCCGCGGCACTACTGTCATACCAGCTAAAGGTAAGGTGTTTATTGCCCGCACCGGTATTATTTGCGTGTAAGCGCATCAGACTGGCGTAATAACCCTTCGGCACCGTATACAGTGTCGTTAGCGTGTTCGCAGTAGGGTTAGCGCCAATGGATACAGGTCTCATTTTCGTGCCTTATTCCTAGCCGAAATAGCGCGAGCTTTCGCCCGAGCATCTGCTTTGGATGAGGCACCCCACGCGTTGAGAGAAAGCAGAAGACGTGTCGGCTCCCCGTTCTTTTGCTCTGGCCCAGGCATTGCGCCCATCCTTGCTAAAAAGGAGGCCCGACGAGGGTTGTCACCTGACTTGACCGGAGGCTTTAAATTCCCGCCGGTATCGGCATTATATGACGCTCTACCGGTCGCGTTCAAGCCGCCTTTAGGGTTTTTGCCCTCTTTTCTAGCCCACGCGGGAGTTTTCATTGCTTCTTCGCGGTCTTTGCCGCGGCCTTGAAAGCTGCTGCGGTAGGCGCGCCTTTGGCACCCACTTTACGCATCTTTTCCTTGGCCCCCGCTTTAATACGCTCTTGCTTGGCGTTGATATTAGCGTACAGACCTGGCTTCATTTTTTCTTCCCTTTAACCATGCCAGCCTCAGACATGGCGATCGCCACGGCCTGTTTGCGGGATTTCACCATCGGGCCAGCCTTGCTGCCGGTATGCAGCTCGCCCATCTTGTACTCGTGCATAACTTTGCCTATTTTCTTCTGCCCTTTGCTCATTTTCATTGCGCTATTCCTTGGTTATTGGCCCACCGGATTTCCACGCGTCACAAGTGCGGGCCGCAGCACAGGTGAATTGAAATAGGTCGCAGTAGCCAAGATCAGCCGCCGCGATAAACTGCTCATCGTAGGACAATTCGCCCTTGTTTTCGTCTTTTTCCAGCCCATCGAGGATACATTTCATCATCTTAGGCGTCTGGATGAACGCCGCGCAATTGCCGCAGCGCATGCCCTTGATGGCATCCGTTGGGGCATTATACATCTTGGCTTTTTTCAGCCAAAAGGCATCATTTGCCTCGTTTGGATTGGGAGGCTCGTAACCATATTCTTTGAACGCATGGTTGCGGTTTTTTAAATTGGTCGCTATATCCTGCGTCGCCAGCGGGCAGGTCACACCGGACAACAGTCCTTCTTTCATATGCTATGCCTCTTTTCGTGGCCGACCGCGCCTTTTTATGCCTTGGGGCGCCGTAAACATCGTGTCCGTTCGCACTGCGTTGTGGTCGTAGGCAATCGCTGTCGGTTCTGCATCGACTTGAACATAGCCCTGATGACCGCGCATTGAATCAATATCATGCTGCAAGGTGAACGTCACCGTATTGCCACTTTGCAAACACCGAAAGGTAGCCATTTGAATCCTTTAAACAGGAAGGGGGCCGAGGCCCCCCGTCCTTAAACGATGCAGCGAGTAACTACAAGACGAATCTTGCAAGACGCCAAGTCAACGGTCGAACCCGATTCGTTTTGGATGCGAATCGACACCGATCCAGCCGAGTCCACATAAGCAGTGACGCTCATGCCAACTTCACTCACAGCAAAAGAACAACCAATCACCATATCGCCCAGGGCAACGCCCGGAACGGCTACGGTATCCGTTTCACCCGCGCCATCAGCCAGCGAACCGGCGTCTAGCGTTGCGACAACGAGCCAAGTATCGCTAAAAATACCGCGAAACTGGTCATTCCCACGGCGGGAAGTAATTGCGGTAGCAGCAGCCATAGTTAAATCTCCTAAAACAGGTTAAAGATGCCCCCCGTCATCGCTGACGGAGGGCAGGTCTGCATTAGGCAGGTACGGCCAACGCATACGCCGAGCTGGACAGCGCAGCACCAGAACTTGCCGCCGCACGCAGGGCCGAAACACCATACAGGGTATCAGCGGTGTAAAGCGTCGCCAGATATTCCTGCTTGTATTGCGTCTGCGAACGAACACCAACCTGCTCAATCAAGATCATCGAGTCACGATGGCCCATCAAGCAGATACGATCGAGGCCGCTAGAACCGGCGCCGAAGTCTGCGTTGGAGGTCGTGAACACGGGAATCCCGTAGAGCTGGCCGATTTCGCCGTTGCGGATCGCGTTGCCATTGCCGACGAACGCCTGCTCGGTATAGCGAGCAAGGCCCATCAACGTGTTACGGCTCGACGGCGGGATGATGAAGAAACGCCCGTCCATCGGCGCGTCGGTGTCATCCAGACGTTGAATCGTGCGACGGATCGCAGCGTCAGTCAGCGCGGCAGCGTTTGACGTGGTGCTGTTATACGCGGTCGTGCCGTCCGAACCGATAAACGCTTTGGTGGTCGTATTGCTGGTCGCGTAGTCGTTGGTGCCGACGGTCGCACCGTTGAACGCACGCCCGAGCTGGATCAGGTCGGTATCAACCTGTTTCGCCAGCGCGTAACCCGCATCTTCGGTGTAGAACGAACGCAGCGAACTCAACGCCTGCACTTCGACGATATCCTCAATCAAGCGGCTATATTCATAGTGCTTGTTGATCGAGATCGCAACTTCGGTTTCCGTAGCAGCGATCAGCGTGACGGCGGTGGACGCCGCTTTCGCTGAGGCCGAGCCACGGGTCGGGGCGGGAACGTGAACGGTGTCGCCCTTTTTGCCCTTGAAGTTCATGCGTTTGACAACATTCGCCAGCACAAGATTTTTCTTGTAGGCGGCAACAATCTCATCACTCCAAATTTCGGGGATGAAGGTAGCTGCGGTGGTAACGGTTACTGCCGGTGTTGGAAAAGCCATGGTGAATCTCCTAAATTAAGTTATTTGACCCGACCTTCAGCGTAGGCTTGCATGATTTCATCACCCAATGCCTCGTAGCGGTTCGGATCATTCATTTTTAGCCGAATAAGGTCTGCCCGACGATAGACACGTCTTGATGACTCACCAGAACCACCCACATCGACCGACGCTGCTTTGAGGTTTTGCTTACGGGTTTTTTCACCTGCATTTTCCGTTTGCTTTGCCTTAACGCCGCGCAGTTCTTTGTAGGTAGACAACAATTCATTCGCACTGTCGTAATCGAATTCACCATCGGCTTTCGCCCAGAGGCCCAATCGTATCGGACTCATTTTCACCCAATTTGCAAACTCGGGGTCTTGAGCCACTTCAACAAAATCGGGATGCTCTTTGCTCAACTTCTGATGCACCTGCATCTTCTTAAAGTCACCAGCGGCTTGCCGCGCAGCGAGGATATCGGGATGCCGATCGACGGTTGCTTGAATTGCTTTTTTCGGGTCTTCAAAAAAATCTACTTCGGGTTCTTGCTCTTTAGTCGCTGCCGGAGCATTGCCGAGGTTGTGCTTAATGAGTTCATCAGCCAGTTTGCGGACTTCACCGACTTCTTGCGCCTGCTTGCCGATCAGCTTCTCAGCCTCCTGGTGCATGTGCACAATATCGCCTAACGATTTGCCCCGATACTTCTCGGGAACGTCAGATGATGCCTCTTCGACGGTGTTTTCCAGCTTCACTTCTTCCGGCGCGATATCCTCTTGCGACTCGACTTCGTTTTCGATCAGCATACTATTTCCTTTTCCTGCCACTTAAGGTTGTAGGAGATTAACTCGCCAAAATTGGTTACGAGTTAGCTTTTTGCTCTGCTTTCAGTTTGTCCAGGTGGCGTTGCTCGAACCGTCCATGTGCCGACGGGAATGAGCCAGACCACCCTTCCAACTTGATTGCAGGTGCAGAAATGACGCGTTTAGCCGACGCGCCACAATCACACTGAACGATATTGTGTTCAAACTCAACGTATCGTTCAGTCCGGTGTCCGCTTTCGCAGACAAAATCATACATTCGTTTCAATTTGCAAATCCTCGTATGAGCGTGAGCTGGCCTCTCGCAAGGTTTTCAGCCACGTTAGAATCGAAAGTTCGCCCTTTTTAAACTGTAACTGTTTTTCGCCATCTACAGCAGAAATATTATTAAGCGCGGCGATCATGGCATCAATGTCGGCCATCAAATCGACCCATCCATCGGTTGCCATCATGGAAAACCGGTCTTCATAATACTTCTGTAATTCTGGTGCCATTTACGCTCTCGCCGCTTGTTGCAAAGGCATCAAATCTTCCGTAGTCCAGAAGTCTTTGGCGACCATGATTTTCAAGTGTTCTTTATTGCGGCTAAGACAATCCGCCCACTCTGCATCGCTCATTGTTTCCGGCTTACCTGCGTTAATCAAGTTTACCGAATCCATCGCGGCGCTGTAGTGTTGGGCAATCTGTTCTGCGCTCAGTTGTTCAAGTTCCATTTGTTTTTCCTTACGGGTGGGTTGATTTGTATGCGTCAAATTCTGCTTTGAGTTCTTTGACGGCATTAACAAGATACCAAGTCAGATTGTCTGCGTTCACTGACATAACGCCAGTGGATTCAGTCTTGACGCAATCCGGCAATACCATTTGAAGTTCTTGGGCTATGACGCCAAGTTGGACACCTTCTTTTTTAATGGCATCGGTTGGCTTGAGTTCGGCATCCACTTCTTCCGGCAAGCGGTATTCAAAGTTACGCACTTGAATGGCGGTAATTTTTTCTAGGCCAATATTGTTATCTGCAATGTTTTTCTTAAGACGTTGGTCTGAAGTTACTGACCAATTTAAAGAGTTTGCACTGTTATAGGCACCAGATGATCCGCTAACAAAAAAGGTTTCGTTGCCTTTACCCGCAAGGTTCCAACCAAAAAGGTATTCAGCGGATACGTTTGTGTTACTGCCGTGACAATACGGCCCTACAAATACGTTATTGCTTCCATTTACTGATGCTGTTGCGTTATACCCACAGAGATAACCTATAAAAACACTGTCGGTTCCAGTGGTTATACTACGACCTGCTTGATAGCCAATGGCCGTGTTATTTCCAGCGGTTGTTTCAGAATAAAGTGCTTGATACCCCACGGCGGTGTTGTTGCTGGAGGTGGTGTTGGCTTGAAGGGATTGGAGACCAACAGCTACGTTGTAGCTACCCGTAGTGTTTGATGTGAGTGCTGTCCTTCCAAAAGCGGAATTGTAGCCTCCAGTAGTGTTTGCATACATTGCTTGTTCGCCAACAGCGGTATTGTCAGGCCCTGTTGTGATTGAATACAAAGAATATGAACCAACAGCAGTATTTGCTCCTCCGTTTGCGCCAGACCCGTACATAGAAAAGTAACCCACCGCTGTATTACTTCCCCCAGTGGTGTTGCTATACAGTGCTTGGTAACCAATAGAAGTATTCCGAATAGCACTTGTTAGGCTATACGCAGATTGGTAACCAACAGCAGTAACACTATTACCAGTATTTGCTTGAAGTGCTTGATAACCGATTGCAGTTACGCCAGTTGCGCCGGTCGTTGTGGTTGCAGCCTGATAGCCCAAAGCAACAGCCGCAGTCCCTGATGGCGTAATGCCATACACAGTGCCAAGCACAGTAGGTGTGGCGGCAGAAGCAGTTGAAGGCGTTTGCCACGTAGCCACAGTGCTACTTGTCGCAGTCAACACCTGACCCGTTGACGGCGCGGCAGAAGCGGCAACAGACACCACGCCGGTTGCTGACGTGAGCTTGTCCACGCCGCCCGTAGCCGTGACCGTCGTAAACGCCCCTGTGCTTGCCGTGGTCGCGCCGACGGTGCCATTGATGTTGATGCTGGCAGTGCCGGTCAGGTTCGTGACAGTGCCGCTGGACGGTGTGCCAAGCGCGCCGCCATTGACGACAAACGCGCCAGCGGTTCCTACATTGACGCCGAGTGCGGTAGCGACACCAGTTCCGATTGCGGTGATCCCCGTTCCACCGTTTGCGACTGGTAGAGTTCCCGACACATGGGTTGTGAGCGCGATCTTCCCATAACTAGGCGCGGCGCCAATACCACCAGAAATAATGGCATTTCCGGTCGCTACATCCGCAAGTTTAGAAAGCGCAGTGGTCGTGCTGGCGTATAGGATATCGCCAACGGCATAGCTTGATTGGCCGGTGCCGCCAGAGGTCGCAACCAGTGTGGCCGATAACCCCGCAGCCGTTCCGCTGGTGTTTTGGTTCAGCGTTGGGAATGTGCAGTTTGTGAGTGTGCCGCTGCTCGGTGTGCCGAGTACTGGCGTCACCAGTGTCGGGCTGGTCGCCAACACATTGCTACCAGACCCCGTATTGGTCACCGACACGACATTTTTGCTCGCGTCTAGCGCCAGCGCCGTTGATGCCGTTAGACCAGAAAAGGTGACTGTGCTGGATGCCGACAGCGTGGTGAAATTACCGTCCGCACCACCTTCAACCCGCTGCCAGACGGTGCCGTTAAAGATCGCCCAATCGCCTACGCCCCAATTGCTAATCCCATTCAAACTTGTCGATCCAGCAACGGACACAATGTAAAACGTGCCACTGGTGCCGACGCTGGATGCAAGTGCCGGGGTATTGGTGCTGGCGTTCCACAGGCCACCATACACAACAGACGACCCTAGCGCCGTGATCTGCGCTTGTAGGCTTGCCAGCGTGTCAATAACCGATTGCGATGTGCCACCGCCGTTGGTGATGACCTTGATCTGTTCGGCCAGCGCGGGGGCGACGACCTCGCCCACATTAATCTCCCGGCCTGACGACAGGCTGATAACCAGACTACCGTCAAAATCAATATGCGCGTTGGCTACGGATACGCCATCGGTGCCATCCGCGCCATCAAGCCCGTTCTTACCATCTGCACCGCGTGGCCCCGTCGCCCCATCGCGCCCGTTCTTGCCATCCTTCCCGTTGCGGCCATCCCGTCCATCGGCGCCATCGCGCCCGTCTTTGATCGTGGACACGCGCTTTTCAATGGCAAAACCAACGTCATCAAAACGGGATCGAATATCAGATTCAATCTTTTTGAGTGCTTGAACAACCAGATCAACATTCGCGGCGATTTTCTGTTTTTGAATTTCTTTGCTATCCGCAATTGATTTTTGCACCGACTCAAGAACATTGAGCTTTTCTTCGTCGGTCATCTCGTCCAGGTTAGGCACAATGCTCATTTCAAAGCTCCAGACAATTGGTCTAGAAAATCATTCTCAACTGATCGCAAACTGTCGCGCTTGTTTTGCATCTGCAATTCGACGATCTTGCTCTTGTTCTTAATGTCAGCTTCCTTCAGCATCAGTTCCGCAATCTTGACCCGCTTGTCAAACTCGCGGCTGTTGGCATCATCCGCGTTTGGCAGATTCTTGGTCACCGACGCCAGTATCTTGGCCTCCGTTTCCTTCGGCATCAATTGCGTTTCGGTGAGCAATTTCTGAGCCTCGGCCCGATTCTGCTCGGCCTGCGTGGTGTTGAGCGCGATCTGTGACTGCGCCGACTGCATCGCCAACTGCTGCTGCATCTGCTGCATCTGCTGCGCTTCCGGGTTCGGTTGCGACATTTCGTCCAGTTTGGCAATCAGCTCATAGCGGTTGGATAGGCTGGAATTGCCCAAGATACCCTTCAGGATCAGCGGCAGCACTGGCGTATCCGGCCCCAAGGTCTGCAACAGACCGATAAACTGCTGCTGCTCGTATTCCCGCGCAATAATGCCCAAGGTCGCGGTCGGGATAAACTTCATGTCCACAGACGGATAACGCTCGGGATCAAACTGCATATACCGATACGCTGCCTTGTGGATAAACGGGATCAGGAAATCCTCTTGGAAGTTCACCAGCGTGCGCTTGTATTTCTTGATGATGGTCGCCACCGCCATCGACATACCCGCACCGTCGCGGTTGCCCTGGCTAACCATGCCCTGCGAGTCCAGTGTGCCGGTCGCTTGCAGCAGCATGGTCTCGAACGCCTTGGCGGTTGCCAGATTGTTGCCATCAGTGCTGCCAAACTTGAACGGATACAGAATCTCTGCTGGCGCCCCGTTGGTCAGGATGGCCTTGCCGGGCTTCACTTCAAACTTTGCCCCTCGCGGTAGACGTGTGGCGTCCATCGCAATCATCGGGCTGGTTGTCAGCGCCAAGGAATCCAGATGGCTACGCACCTGGGCGTCGATCGCCTTCTGCATGTTGTAGGCTTTTTCAATCGTGCCGCGCCCGAGTAGGCGGTTCGGCACCGTGTCGTCCTGGTAACTAATCACCGGACGATCCTTCATCATGTAGGGGCTTTCTTCGGCCTTTAGCAGCACGCTCTCATTGGCGATGACCACGATGGCCTCGACCAAATCAGAATACTCATCCTGCGCTGAACTCTCGGGGAACAGATCGACGATATCCTTGTTCTCGTCGCTGTTCATCAGCAGCTCGCGCGGCACCAGACCGTAATAGGTCAGCAACCGCACCTTGTCGTCGCGATACTGCGTGATCTCCTGCGTCGGCTCCAGCTTGGTGTCTTCCGAGTCGGTGCCTAACTCCACCTTGCGGTAGATGCCGTCTTCCTGCCCTTTGACGATCTTGTGGATGGAGATATATTTCTCGATCGCCACGCCGAGACAGTCATCAATGCTGGTGCCGTTCGGGTCGAACAGGAAATTCTTGGGGTTGACCGGCACGATCTTGACGCCGATGCGATCCTTCTCCCGCACGCCAATCGCCGCTTGGCCCATCTGCCCCGGTATCGGTTGCGTGGCTGGAACGAACACCTTGTCCGTAATCACCGCAATCTCGCCGATGCCGGTGCCGTAAATCTCGGCCATCAGCTCGATCTGGTCGATCGCCTTTCGGATTTTATCGACTTTGAAATCTTCCATCAGTTGCGCTTTCAACATCTCCACGTCCAGCGGGTTGTTGTTCACATCCCGCAGATCGTCCTCAATGTCGAAAAAGTCGCCCTGTCCAAAGATCGCCTCCATGATCTCCGCGTGCCGCGTTTCCACCGCCTGCTGCGCGGCTGGCGTGACGATGCGGCTGCGCTCGGAGTCGCGCAGCTTGTCCTGCGCCGACCATTGGCCGCGAAAGATGCGCTCGTATTCCTCCCACAACGCCAGAAAGTTCGTATCGCGGTAGGTGCGCCAGCGGTCGCAGTGGTCAATTACGAATGAAGTCAGCTCGCGATCATTTTCGCTCGGCTGCTCGTATTCATACTCGCCGGTGACGCCGTTCTCGTCGCCGGTTTCGCTGTCTTTTTCAAACGCCATATTATTAGACTCCCGACACTACGTCGATGGGTGACCAGGTGTCTTCCTGTTCCTCAAAATACGACGTTATCGCTAACTGGTCTATGTATGACAGCGCGTCGGGCAGGTCGTCGTGTACGCCCTGCGCGGGGAACATCAACAACTGGTCTATAAATTCGTCAAAGTCCTCGTCACTGTTGAGGATCACCCGACCATGCTCGAAACGGCCCTGTAGCGACCAGATGATCCGGTCGGCCTTTTTACGGTTGCCATGCGTCAGGTCAATAATGTGGGAATATACATTACTTTTCCGCATTAAGTCACTCAAATACGGCAAAACCGCGTTTTTCAACGCCCCGCGCTCAATCCCCACCGCCACCGGTCGGTAATCCCTGATCGCCATCAGGATATTCGACGCCGTTTCCTTAATATCCCAACGACCGTGGTCAATCTTTTTAACCCACCACTTGCCATCATCAGTAACCTTGACCACTGCGATAGCGGATTCGTCGAGCCTCTTGCGCGAATTCGCTGCTTGCTTGGCGACTTCTTCAAACCCCGCGAGATCACACGCGATGTAGTAGCCGCCAACTTCGGGTTCTTCGCCATATTTCAGCCACTCCTCTTTGAAGACGTCGCTGCCAGCGGTGTCAAAACTCGCCATGTATTCCTGCTTGAAACTGAAGCTCGATAACGTCTTCTTAGCACTCTCGATCTCGTCCGGATCAATCATCGGATTGTCTTTGGTCGTGAAATGCCAAGACTTCCAATCGGCATCTGTCTCATTCTTCCCCAGATTGAACAGATCGTAGAACCAATTGCGGCCACGGGGAGTACCGATGAAGATGGCGCGGCCTTTTTTGTCTGACAGAGAGGCCCGTATGACCTGCTCCCACGCCTCCGGCTTGATGTCGGCCACTTCATCCAGAACCGCATACGTCAAGCTCACCCCGCGCAGCGTGTCCGGTCGGTCCGCGCCCCTGACGTAGATGCGCGCCCCGTTAATCAGCGTGATATCCAGATTGTTGACGTGACTCGACTGGATCACCTCCTTCCCAAGATCGAGCAACAAATCCCAGATGATCTGTCTGGACTGCCCCATCGTCGGGCTGACATACAGCACCGCTGACCCTTGCGGGCAGCGCAGACCTTCTATCAACAGCGTTGTCGCCGCCAGCCTCGACTTGCCGCAGCGCCGCCCCGCCGCGATGACCTTGAACCGCGTGGTGTCCTTGAAGACGTCTTGCTGCCAGGGCAGCAGACTGAAGTTCAGATCGGCCATCAGGTCGCATCCTCTGCATCTACGTCTTCCGGTTCCGGCGTCGCATCTATGATCGCGCCGGTGGTGACTTCGCCAATACCAGTGATGTTGATCGTCACCGCACCGCGGTGGCCCTTGTCCTTCTCAAACATGCTCACCGGTAACGTGCGCTCCATACACAACTTCAACGCGGCCATCTGACTCGGATGCCCGTCGTCCATCGCAATGTCTACCACCTTCTGCACCACGCGCCGACCACTGCTATCCAGCAACATCTGCTTTAACTCGTTCAACCGCTGGTAGTCCGTCTTCGGCAGCACCTTCGGTGCGCGATACCGTTTGGGTCTACCGTCTTTAACCGGTGGATTGTCCATATTGGCCCTCTTTGTCACTGACTATAACCCATCGCTGGACAAATCGCTACCGTTTGGCTGTAAGTAGACTACATACGCCATTTTGCTCTTTTTTTGTGGGTGGGGGGCACCGCAAAGTTCTCGTGCCAGCCAGACCCCCTCCCCCCCATGTCTTCCAGCCACCAAGCCACGTTATGTCAAATCGTCCTGGCAGGCGGGCCAGCGGGCCAGCGGGCCAGCCAGCCAGCGGGCCAGCCAGCCAGCCAGCGGGCCAGCCAGCCAGCCAGCCAGCGAGCGGGGAGCTATAAATTTATTTAATGGGCCTATAAACGGGGGCGGGGCAGGCTTTTATGCCTATTTTTTCACTAACGCTATATTTTCGGGCCTCATGCCGGGGCGATACCCAAGCGCGTGCAAATGCTGGTAGATCGACAAAAGCTCATGCCAGCCTTGCGAAAGATCGCCCGCGCCCGCAGCTAATAAAACCGCGCGCGCCACTGGCGTAAGCGGGCGACGAAAGGCTACGGTGTCAATTTTGCATGGTCTACCTATCATGCCCGCGATTCTAGCGCCAAACCCCAAAATAGTCATATTGGCACTATTGTCATTCTGTTTTTATCCGCGCCAACGGCGGCGCAGGCGGCGCTCTACACCGTCGGCGGTCACCCATACATACATATAATATATGTCTTATAAATTTGTACCAAACATGACAATTAAGACAATCCGCGCCTATAGCCTGACCGCTGTAGAGGGAAACCGCGCGCGCGCAATAGTCACGCATGCCCGCAAAATACCGGCCCTAAAAAAAAATATTTCGCTATTTGTCTTGCAAGCCCTTGCAAAGTGTGTAAAATGGACTCCGCAGCATACCGCTACTCTAATCTACTCGAAAGGAAACTACATGCAAACCTTATACTTTCCAGACTACGACGACACACTCCCGCAAATCGCAGGCTTTGTCGATGCGTCATATGGTAACGATACCTGCCCAAGCATACACAGCGAAGAGTTAGGCTTAACGATTCACTGCGATTACAAAGACGAGGCCAAGCGCGAAAACGAGGGCTGCACACGCTACAGCATCAGTGACGCAGGCGGCGATCCGCTGCTCGACTCTGACGACCTCGCCGAAGTGCTGGCCTTCGTTGCTGATTACGACGGATCGCCTGAAAAATGCCGCAACGGCAAACCGCTTGCAAAATGCACTTGCTGCTAACCGGAGCCGTGAAAATGACACTCGAACAAAACGCCGTCCAACAAACGCAATTTGATAAATTCTACGCAACCCTTGCGGAACAATACCGCACACTGTTCCAAACGCCGGATTATGCGATGGCCGCCGCGCGTTACACTCCCGAAGATTTAGCGCGCAAAATGACTTGCGGCCTTGCCGCCGGAACCGCCAACAAAGACGGCGAGGGCATAATCAAGACTTGTAAGGCACTGGGTATCTCGCACACTTACAAAGCAATCCGCGCGCATATCAGCTAATTTTGCAGTATCCATGCGCGCCACTAATGGCGCGCATGCTAATAATCTACTCTAGGGGTCAACAATGGCAATGCAATGTATACCGCTGAACAAAAAACAAGCTCACGAGATTCACGGCGGTTTAACCCAGACTACCAAAATGCCTTGCAAGTCGTATTCACTGCCCACAATAGCTTGCAAGACTGGATTCAAGATGCGCGCGATCGCTGGATCAATCTGTGCCGATTGCTACGCTGAGAAAGGCAATTACCGCAAATATCAAAACAACATCGAGCCTGCACAACATGCGCGCCTAGTGTCAATCACGGATGAATTGTGGGTTGATGCCATGGTAGTCAGCATTGGCACGGATGCCTATTTTCGCTGGCATGATTCGGGAGATATTCAAGACATCGAACACTTGGAAAAAATTGCAGCTGTAGCGCGCGCTACGCCCAATTGCATGCATTGGCTACCCACTCGCGAGTATGGGATTGCGTCAGCGTTTACCGCACAATTCGATATCCCAAAAAATCTCATAATCAGACTGTCGGCAATGTTCACGGATAAACCCGTCGTCGTACCCGCCAGTCTTAAAAACGTCGCAGGTATCGCAGTTTCAAACGTGCATAGCAAAACTGCTATTGGCACGGCATGCAATGCACCAAAGCAAAATGGCGAGTGCCGCGAGTGTCGCGCATGCTGGTCACGCAAAGTTGCTGCGGTATCTTACTCAATTCACTAAACGAGAGGGAAAACCATGAAAACCATTATTTTAGTGCGCGACGACGGCGCCCGTACTTTAGTCGGCGCACCTGTCGCAGATGATTTTGATGTGCAAGCTTGGGCACAATCTCGACGTGCAGCATTTGCTTTGCTGTTAATTGTGCAAATAATTGTTGTCTAATCTAATCTATGAGGGGGTGTAAACATGAAAACAATCGAAGATGTAAAGCAATATATGCGTGACCTTGCTGCAACGGGGCGAGCGTATCATTGGGACGATAGCCCGACAGAAATTAGCTGGGATACGCCGGTAGACGTTGATGCAATGCAAAAAGCGCATGCTGAAGTATGGGCGATATGTAATCCATGGACTATCTTAGACGACGACAGCGAAATCGCGAAACTTTACAACCTGACATCAGAGGATGTGTAAACATGAAAATTATCAAAGGTAGTTTATTCCAGCGGTCAGATGATACAAAAATGGGATGGCACGTTTGGCGTGGCAATAAGTTGCTAGGCGTGTTCCAGACACGGGCACAGGCGCGGGTGTGGGTGCGTGATTTTGCGGCGCAGGTGAGCGTATGACCTACCATATGAAAGACTGTAAAAACGTCAATCCTGCGCCAGTAGAGGAATCATTAGCTAAGGCGCTGCTATGCCTTGCGCTCGCCATGAGCGCCACGGCGCTGGCTCTCGCGCTAGGCGCTGCGGTAGTCTGCACATGAATGTAAAAAATGTGATACGCCCGCCGGACATGACATGCTCGTTTTGCGGCGGCAAGGGGTTTCAAACCGTCGAAAGGGCGGCGGGTCAGTCTTTTGTCTGTAAAAATTGTCGCAGGACGTATCGTAAAAAATCAAATAGCGGTTCCGGCGTTATTGCCGGACGCGTTTATCATCGCACACAGGAGCTATAGCCATGCAATTTACAATTGAAGAAAACGAACGCGCAGCATACGCGGCGGGCAATACGCCACTGGCGATCGCTTGGGGTAAACTTATCGACTTGGAACAGGAACGCATAACGCTGCGGCAGTGTATCCGCGACGCTGCGGATTTAATCGACTGGGAGAAAACCGACGATCATACCCAATGGCACGCGCGCGCCGCCAAACTGCTGGACAGCGATGCATGATCTATGCCGCGATCGCGCTTATCATCCAATGGATAATTGACGTGCTAACAGACTAAAAAAAGGGGCCGAAAGGCCCCTTTAGGTTTTAGAAGCCGATCGCGCGCACGTTGGCGCCACCGGCGTTGGGTTCAACGGCGCGCCTAAGCTCTGATTTTGAGAGCGTTGCCATTTCGGGCGCGGCGTAAACGTGTTTTTTAGTTTTGAATTCGGCGGCGGCGACGCGCCCGCAGTCGATCCAGCCAGCCTCCCGTAACCCGTGCAGCAATTGAGACTGGAACACCTTAAAACCCGCGGGGCCGGTTAAGCGATCGCAAAGCGCGTGGAACGGCGAGCCGATGACGCCACGGGCGAATTCGCCCGCACGGGCGCGGAGCTGGTCAACAATAAAAGACTCTCCCGCGCTCATGGACTGCTCGCACAGGTTCTCTTTAAATTCCGTCACGGGCGGCGCTGCTGCGGGGTTGAACGCGCTCACGTCGCGACGTGCAAGCCACCCGGCAATAGCGGCGAAGCCGCCCGACTGATACCAGCGCCAGAGTTTACCGGCGGCGGCGGGCGCCATCCTCGGCGCGCTTGACCAGATACAAAACCACCGGCGGTCTTGCGACGCTAGGCTAATCGGCACCGGATCGTTTGAGAACGCCAGCACCAGGCACCGGTTGACCATATCATAGGGGTGCAGGCCCTTGCGGTTGATCGACAGCATTTCGGGCGGCGCTGCGATGATCGGCTTCAGGCGGTTAGCCAAGGCGCGGCGCTCGCGGGCGTCGGGTTCCTTCAATTCGTTGAGGATGATAATCTCGGCCTCCAGTGCGTATCCCCACTGACTGCCTAGCGTGTCGTTGTCCATGATGCCACGGTTGCGGAGCGACGGCCCGCACACGGCCCAAAGAAGGGGGGCCCACAGCGTATCCTTGCCGCAGCCTTCATCCCCGGCATGCAGCACGGCGTGGTTGATCTTCGTCCGTGGGTTTTGCAGTTTGCAGGCCATAATGTCGTAGAGATGCTCGCGCTCGGCGGGCACCGGCACCAGCGCCTCGACGTGGTTAAGCCACGGCGTAATGTCGGCCTCCAGTTCGCGGTCGATCGGCGGGCGGGCGTCGCGCCAGCGGTTGCCGTAGGTGTCGCCGTCACGCGCCACCAGCACACCGTCGCCTGCCGAGTAGGTAATGCCGACCAGCGCGGGCGCGCCCTCGGCTTGCCGGTTCTCATCGTAGCAAATGCTCGCCTCGACGCGGCGCGCCTTGCCCTTAGCGTCGGTGTGGATCGAATAGCAGGGAATATGCCGGAACAGGGCGTTAAACGTGGTGCGGCCAATCTCGCGGCGGTCGATCAGGTCGAAATATGACTCGTCGGCTTGGATATACCCGAAGCGGTCATACCACCCGGCCTTTTCGACGCGGCCTAACTCTTTGCGCTCGACGGCGGCGATCATCGCCACGGCGTCGGTTTTCGCGCTGAACAGGTCGCCGGGCTTCAGTTTAGCCAATGCAGCCTGCATCACGGGGGCCAGCAGTTCGGAGCGTAGCCCCGGCGCGTGTGACGGGCCGCCCTGCTCGGCTACCCAGGTTAAGAAGGCGACGCTATCCCATTCAAGGCAGTGCTCGTGCAGGCACGTATAGGCCCGATTGACGGGCATGTAGCGGCCCTCGATCTCGCCGGTGGTGTGGGCGGCGTTGTTGGGGCAGACCACACCCCACCACCCGGCGCTGTTGCCGTGCGCGGTCAGGTGGCCGGACTCGGAGAGCCACGCTAGCACGTCGTCGCTGCCGTCGTCGTCGAGATCGACGCGGCGCACGGTGGCGGTGTCGGCCGCGGCGGGCGTCACGCCCAAGGCGGCGCAGATTTCGGCTAACGTATACTCACGCGCCGGTTCGAATTCGACCAGCACCGACGCCCACGCCTCACGGCCCGGTTTCAAGTTTATACTGCCCGGCAGACGAAAATTTCTCACGGGGTTGGTCGCCCCACCGTCGGTGTATCCGGCCTCCGCGATGGCCTTGATCGCTGCGGTAAACTCGCCACAGGAGGGCTGCTCGCTAAAGGCGTAGCCGTATTGAAAGTTGCCGGGTGAGGTTTCCATGCGCCACGTCGGGGCCAGCGGCGGCACTTTGGCCTTGGTGCCCACGTCGTCCAGCACCAGCACGAGACAGTGCGTGCAGTTTGACGCGCTGGCACTCAGTTTGCCGTCACGCATACGGTCGAGGATGAAGCTACCGGTGTTGCCGTACCATGCGCCACCGGCGCGGTATTTCTCCGGCAAGAATGGGGGCCATGTGTAGCTCTCAACGCCCTTGACGGTGCGGGGCTTTTGTTTGACAATTAGCGCGCTCTCTCCCTCGGGAGCTAACGATGCGAAAAACTCTAAAAAGTCCATTGTGTCGTTTCCTGGTTGGTTGTTGTTCGGCGGCCTGCGATCCCTCCCTCGCAGGCCGTTGTTTTTTCACTTCCCGTAACGCGTTTGCACCTTAATCTCCACGCCTAGCGGCAGGCCAACGGCCCACTCCGGCGGTCTGCACATCACCTCCCGCATGCGCGACACCATCGCCTCACCCATGCGCTCGGGGCACTCGACGACGATCTCATCATGAATATGCAAAACGGTGTCCTCCAGTTGGCGCAGCGAGTAGCGCAGAATATCGTTCGCGGTCGCCTGCGTGATGTTCTCGACGGCCAAGCCGCGCCACAGACGGGCGCGCGGCCATTCGGTCGCGTCAGCCGCCGGTTTCCACGACGCCTTGGCGTACGATACACCATCATGTTCAAGTCGGGCGAATGGGTAGCATAGCACCCGACCGGACGGCAGGGAATACCAAAGGTGTTGACCGTCGAACAGGTAGCAGACGCGCCCCGCGTGGCACTCGTGCCCTTTGTGACGCAAGGCGCGGGTATAGGCGGCTTCAAGGTCTTGGCCGTGCTTCATGGCCCACGGGTTAGCCCGGCGCCAGGTCGAAATGGCGCGGGCGATTTCACCCTCGGTCATCCTGACACCGTAGACGCGCCCAAAAGTCTCGAACGAGCCAGGGCCACCCAAGAAGCCTAGCGCGAGTTCCTGCACCTTGCCGACCTGCCGCTGCATGTCGGTCACGTCGTTGTAGGCCACGCCGAACGTCGAGGTGGCGTTGACCTTGTAGGGGTCGAGGCCCGACCGGAACACGTCGAGCTTGGCTTCACCGGCGTGACAGTTGGACAGCCACGGATTCACGCGGCCTTCAATCGCCGCCCAGTCTGCGACGACCAGCACATTACCGGCGGCGGGCATCAGCGCGGGGCGTAGCATCCCCTTGAGAACGTCGGTGACGCGCTTGCCGTAGTTTGGCACAATCTGGTGCCCGCGCACCATGGCGTGGCGCACGGCGTCGGGTTCCTTCGCACACTTGCGGGTGAAGTTATGCACCTGGGCGCCGTAGCTCGACGCCCGACCAGTAGCCGAACCACCGGCAAAGACGAAGGCACCACGCACGCGGTGGTCGTCCACGTCAGCCAGATCGGACAACCGTTTGAATTTGGCGACCGAACTGGCCCACAGGTCATCGGCACACTGGATCACATCAGCCACGGCTGCGGGCACCTCGTCGGGGTTTTCCTCGGCGAGCAGCAATAGGTTAGCGCGCACGGTCTTGTCGATCGAATACTTGACCGCACCGTCAACGTGTAAGGTCATCAGTTTGATGGCTTCGGGGCCGACACGGGCCTGCACCCATGCGCGCATTTTGGGCGACCGCACACTGGTAATCTCGCCTTCGGTTACCTCAGCGACGATTTGCTGGATTTCGATCAGTTCGGCGTCGGCGTAGGTCATGGCGGCGCGGCACAGCGCGGTGTCACATAACACGCCACGATCGTTGATGCGCTCGTTGACGTGGTAGTCGGCCAGCTCGTCGTCCGACAGGTCACGCATGGCGGTGCTAATCTCGCGCATCGCCCGCACGTCCTGCTCGCAATAGCGCACCATCTCGGCCATCAGGTCGGGGTCG